ACGATAAGTATAAGTATTCGTTTACTAAGCAAGCTAATCAGGATGCTACGAGTATCGGGTTGGCTATTGCTCGTGCGTTTGGAAAGGTTCAATAATGTCTATGCGCCCAGATGATCCTCGGTTGGCAGGTTTGTCTCCGGAAGACCTTGCAACAATCAATTTTAATTCTAATGGTCAACCAGATTATGTTCCTAGACAGCCTGTTCCAGGGGCAACTGTAACTGTTGATCCTGGCACTCAGGGTCGTGGACAGTTTACTGCCGAGCAATCTGCTGCTATTGACGCTGCCGCTTATCAGGCAGCAGGTTTTTCTGGTGATGCTGCTACAGCAGATTATATTCGTCAACTTCAATCGGGTGCGTTGGGTGGTGGTGCGGATACTCAGGCTGCGTTGGAGAGACTTATCGCTGAAGGTAAAGCCCGCAACGTTGCTACTTATGGTGTGGAAACTGGCGACGACGGCAAAGGCGGCGGTGGTGGCGGTGGTGGCGGTGGCGGTTTTGAACCACGTGCAGATGCAAAGAACACTATTCGAGCAGTTTTAGCAACCTACGGATTAGGCGATCTATCAGACTATTTGTACGGCGTTTATGCCCGTGGCGAAGTAGATATCAATAACCCTGACGCACTAATTTTTTCTTTGCGTGAACAAGACGCATACAAGAAACGGTTTGCTGCTAACGCTGCACGAGCCAAAAAAGGTTTAGCCGAACTAGACCCAGCATCCTATTTGGCTTTAGAAAACGATTACCGTCGACTACTACAATCAAACGGTTTACCGTCAGGTTTCTACGATCAGACAGAAGATTTTACTGCACTACTTGAAGGCGACGTGTCACCACAAGAACTACAGACACGTGTGCAACAAGGCTTTCGAGCTGTACAGGATGCTGACCCTGAGGTTAAACGGCAGATGCAAGAACTGTACGGTGTCAGCGAAGCAGGTTTGGCCGCATATTTCCTTGACCCTGAGAAGGCTGCACCTATTTTGACTCGTCAAGCTGAGGCTGCGAAGATTGCGGCACGAGCCAAAGAACAGGGCCGTATCCAACTGTTGTCTGGTACTGCTGAGGAGATCGCAGCTCGTGGGATCACAGCACAGGAAGCCGAAGCAGGGTTCACGGCGATGGGTTTGCAAGAAGGTTTGTACACCGAAATGTTTGGTGAGCAGGCTTTGACTCAGCAACAAAAGGTTGGGGCCGCTTTAGGTTACGATGTTGCAGGGCAACAAGGGTTAAAGAAACGTCAAGCAACCCGCAAAGCCGAGTTCGGTGGCGGCGGATCGTTCGCTAAAACAACTGGCCAAACATCCGGTACCGTTCAAACCGGTTTGGGTGTAGCCGAATAATCTAAACACTTGACAACCACCGAGAGTGGTGATATAGTCACATCTATCCCATTAGGGATAACCGTCGGACCCCCCGATTTCGACGTGTAACACACGGGTGAGATTGCAGCCATTTTGACCCCTCCGGTCAAAGTGTGGGCAGAAGGAGTGGGTCATGTCAGATGCAAACTACGAGTTTGAGGAAGACGCTAAGGACCAGGTTGAACGGAATCCAGTACGCGCACAGCTTCGAAATCTTGAAGCGAAGAACAAAGAACTGGAAGCCAAACTGTCAGCAGCAACAGAAGCCCAACGCAAGTTGGCGTTTGTGGAAGCAGGCGTTGATATTAACGCACCTTCTTCACGCTACTTTGTTAAAGGTTACGAAGGCGAAATGACAGCAGAAGCGATCCGACAAGCCGCCCAGGAAGTGAATCTCATTGGTGCTACGCAAGTGAAACCGGAAGTTCAGGCAGAACAAAATGCTTGGAACAGGGTGTCAAAGGCAAAAAGTTTCGGTGATAACAGCGAACCTGAAGTGGATTGGAATACCAAAATCCGTAACGCCAAATCTCAAGACGAAGTTATGCAGGTATTGACTCAAGCAAGTCAGGCATCACAAAACATCTAGCCTCAAAGCAAGTCTTTGGGGAGAAAGACCTCAAAGGTCATGGCAATTACACAAGCAAGTTCATTATCAGTCGATCAGGTAGCGTTTGATCAAATCGCATATTTCGCGCTTCGCGCAGAAATGCTTTTTGACGCTGCAGCAGACATTCAACCTGTTGCACAATCAATGCCTGGTTCATCAGTTAAGTTCACGATTTTCTCGGAACTCGCTGACGCAACATCAACACTCGCAGAAACAACCGATTTGACTCCGACAACAATGGCGGACAGTCAAGTTGAAGTTACTCTCGCAGAGTACGGCAACACAATTAACACGACAGCAAAACTTCGTGGAACTTCGTTCCTTGACGTTGATGCTGTTGCAGCCAACTTGATCGGTTACAACGCAGGATCGTCAATCGATACTGTTGTCGCTAACGTTCTTAAAGGCGCAACGAACGTGATTTACGGTGGTGGCGGTTCAACAACCCCAACATCGAACGCCACAGTTCAAGCAGAAGACATCATTGAAGCGAACGATGTTCGTATCGCTACAGCACAGTTGCGTGGAGCAAAGGCACAGTCATTCAACGGAATGTACATGGGTTTCATTCACCCAGACGTTTCGTACGATCTTCGCCGCGAAACCGGTGCAGCGTCTTGGCGTGACCCGCATAACTATGTGGATACAGCAGGAATTTACAATGGCGAAATTGGCGCATTTGAGGCCATTCGTTTCATTGAAACTCCTCGCGCACCATTGGATTTGACTGGTGGATCAGCTTCAACAGTTGACCTCTATCAGACAATCATCATGGGTCGTCAATCATTGGCGAAGGCACACTCGATCACAGACGGCAACGGAGCATATCCGAAGGTTGTGCGTGGTCCAGTAGTGGATTCGTTGATGCGTTTCAATCCGGTCGGTTGGTACTGGTTGGGTGGCTACGGAATTTTCCGTCAGGCAGCTATCCGTGTTCTCAACACATCGTCTTCACTTGGTGGCGCATAAACCCATCTAGTTGAAGTAAGTTAATAAATGAATGTAGGGCCAGGCAGTTCCCCTTCTGTCCTGGCCCTGCTTCATGTTATGATTTAGTTATGGCAACATTTATTCCACCGACAGATGAGTTGGTTCGTTGGGCTGATCCGTTTGATTCTTCGATTGAGCATCGGTTGTTTAGGTATTTGCATCCTGGGGATCGGGGTCGTAACGTGTACAAGTTAACTGATTTGTCGTTTACAGAGAATCAGCCTGGCGATATGTCTACTGTTGCTATTACGTATCATGGCGGTCATGTGCATACGATTTCTGCTGCTGAGGCTGCTGCGCTTACAGCGGCAGGTTATGGGGCGAACATTACATGAGTTTTCAAAGGGACATTAATCGTCTTGCCGGTACGGTAGGCAGGGAAGCGCAACATGCCGCAAACGTTTTGGCTGGCACTAATGGTAAAGAGTTGTTGTTTGCGTTAAACAAAATTGCTGGCACTACTGGCCGTGGTATTAACCATGTTCTTTCTTTGATTTCGATAGCTAACGGTGGTTCCGGTGGTAAGGATGCGAACATTGCGTTAGATGATCTTGAGTTTGGTGAAATCACTATTGGTGGTTTTGATTCTGTTATCCGAAGTTTCAGTCAAGGGTTTACTGGCGGTGCCGCATACTATGATGGTGGTGGCTTAACATTCTAAGGGGTTTATGAAACACAGGGAAACTCATCCAGGGTTAGATGTCGAAGGTTGCTTCGGTTGTCGTATCGCACATTTCAATGTTTCTGCTGAGGCTATGCCTACACGCAAACCTGAATCTAAACGGATCATTGAGAAGGAACGTGTGTTAGATAAGGACCTTGACGCTTATCACCGGTTGCGTCAGGATGGTCAGCAACCTAAATCTATTGATGGTGCTGCGATTGTTGAGAAACGTGCTGAGGAGAACTGGCAGGTTGCTACAGGTATTTTGCCTGACAAAACCAACGTTGTTGGCTAAATGCTTTTAACAATTTATGTGCCGACATTCAATCGGCCTGATATTGGGCCATGTTTGGCTTCTATTGTTCCGCAACTTGTTGACGGTGTTGAACTTATTGTTAGCGACAACGACCCTGATGGTTACGCTGAACAGTTCGTTAAACAGTATCCGCAGGTTCAATACAGTAAACGGTTGAAGAACATTGATGGCGACCCGAACGTGTTTCGTGGGGTGACGCAAGGTTCCGGTAAATATGTTTGGGTGTTCGGTGATGATGACACAATGTTCCCTGGAACGGTTGATGCTTTGTTACCAATGTTGGATGGTGTTGATCGGGTGTTGCATTACACGGTTAAAAGCGGTGAAGTGAACCCAGGGTTCGTTGGGTTGATTCGAGACTATATGAACGGGTTGAAAGATAAATCTGTTTTGGTTGCTTCAACGACTGTGACTTCTACGGTGTGGCGTAGGGATGCTATGGATGTCGGTTTGGGGTTAGCAAAACTTGACACCAGATATTCTGTTGCTTGGGCTGGTTTGTGTATGCAAACAATCAAAGTTATGCCGACACCTACTTTGACGATTGGTGCTATCTATCGTGACAACGTGTTTTCGTATTTTCAAACTGTGATGGATGAATATTTGCAGGCGTGGAGTCTGGCTGTTGGTGCGAACCGGATAGGTTTTGGGCAGGCGAACAGATGGAATTTTGTGAGTGTTGAATCGTGAACTACCAGTATTGGTTCGGTACTGAAGCATCCAAGTACGGGTATGGTGCGATGTTGGAAGGTTTCAGGTCGGGGTTGCCTGCCGGTGTTGAGTTGCATGGTCAGGCTTCTGTTGCGGTGTTGATGTATAACCCGTCTTTGGTTCACGGGTTTTTACGTGGGCAACATCGTGCGCTTTATACGATGTGGGAAACCACAGAGTTACCTGAAAAGTATTACAGATATTTAGATACCTACGATCAGGTTATTGTGCCGTGTGAACACAACCGTGAACTGTTCTCAAAGTATGCACCTAACGTTTCTGTTGTGCCGTTGGGTGTGAACGTTGACTATTGGAAGCCGACACCTAGACCGGCAAATAGCAGGTTCAGGTTTCATGCCGGTGGTTCGATGTGGCTACGCAAAGGGTTGGATGTCGTCGTGGAAGCGTTTGAGAAGGCTGGTGTTGACGCAGAGTTACATATCAAGGTTCCGATGAAACGGTTTGTACCGGATCGAGAATGGCCGTCAAACATCATTATCCATACGGGATGGATGTCTAAAGAAGAACAGTTTGATTGGTTTAATCAAGCGGATTGTTTTATTGCGGCGAGCCGTGGCGAAGGGTTTGGGTTGATGCCGTTGCAGGCTATGGCTATGGGTATCCCTACGATTGTTACACCGACTTCTGGGCAGGCACAGTTCGCTGATCTTGCTTCTGTGGTTGTTCCGGTTACATCTCAGAACTGCTCTGGTTACGAGATTGACAGTTTTGCTGGCTGTTGGGATGAACCTGATGTTGACGCGCTTGTAGAGGCTCTCAGAGGGGTCTGCGGGGCTTCTGACAGTTATAAGGCTGTGGCGTTGAATCGTGTTGGTCGGGTTGCTGAATACAGTTGGGATAAGTCGTGCCGCAAACTGTTGAACGTGTTACCTGTCGGCCACGTTTTAGATAACCCTGTGTTTGAACCGTATCTTTGTTTCGTAAAAGTTAGGGTGAACCGTGTTTGTGAGGCTGGGGTTAACAACGATCATTGGGATTTCGTGCCAGGGGTTGACTATATAGTGAACAACGGTGTCTATGATATATTGGTTAGAGCAAACTATATTGAGTCTTTCGAGATTCTGAAACGGAGCAACGATTATGCCAATGGTGGGAAAAAAGAAGTTTCCATACACAGCGAAGGGTAAAGCCGCAGCTAAGAAGGAAGCAAAGAAGTCTGGTATGCCTATGAAGAAAGCCAAAAAATACTAACAAATGTCAACTGCTGGTGCGGTACTAACTAGAGCCAGTCGCCAACTTTTATCGGGAACCGTTGAAGAACGAAACAAGTTAGCGACAACGGTTTCTTCGGCAGACACTTCTATTGTGCTGTCCTACGATCTGGGTGGGTTTCGTGAAGGTTCAGTTATTGAGATTGAATCAGAGTTGATGTATGTGTGGGAGTCTGCGACGGCAACCAAAACTTTGACTGTTCAACGAGGCTACGACGGTACCACCGCAGTAGCACACACCAATGGTGTTCTCACCACAGTAAACCCACGGTTCCCACGTCAACAAATGTTGGATGCTTTGAACTCTGACATTGATGATTTGAGTTCGACAATGAACGGCTTGTTCAGAGTTGTCGCCCAAGACATCAGCTATAACGGGTCTGATCGTCAAATCAATTTGACTTCAGCTACGGGCATAATTGACTTGATTGATGTCAGGTTGCGTTATTTAGCTGACGACTATCCGGTGATCCGTAAAGTCAGGTTGCAACGCAATCTACCGACAGCAGATTTTGCGTCAGGTTTCGCTATCGTTTTCGACGAACCGGTTATGGCTGGTTCTTTGAGGGTTGTCACGAAACGTGAGTTCACTCGTGCTTCTAGCGAGTCATCAGATTTGCAGTCAGCGTGTTTCGTGCCGCAATCCTGTGAAGACATTTTGGAGATGGGTGTCTTGTTGCGGATGATGAACGGGCGTGAAATTAAACGGAACTTTATTGAATCGCAAGGTGACACTCGTAGATCGGATGAGGTGCCTGCTGGTGCTACACGGGATTCGTTGACGAATATTCAAAGGTTACGTCGTGAACGTATCATCGCAGAAGCGGCACGACTTAAACAGCAGTATCCACTAGTTTTCAGGAAGTAGCCGATGGCTGCCTATCTTGTAGATTTCACTACCGCTTATAGTCCTGCGCCTGCGTTCTATTCGGGTACTGGTGCAACAACTCTTGTACCTAACGTTTTCCCTGTCGCTATTAACGGCAGACCGTATCTGATTGATTTGAAAGCTGGTTCGTTTCAACGTCAGTATGATGCGCGTGTCCGTGATTCGGTTGACCAGTCTGCTGAACCTGGCGAGTCGGCGATCAACCCTCAGGGTTTGTGGCGACGCTCACAATCATCTTGGCATTATGGTGCCGGTCAAACTTATGGTGATACTGCTGACGCTGAAGCGTTCAGGTTTAACACTTCGAAAGGTGTTGATGTTTGGAGCAAAGGTGAAGCAACTTTATTAAAGGATACGACACAGGTGTTGGCTGATAGTGCGGCGACGTTGCAGGCTTTGACTGTTGGTACACGACTGTATGTGGGTACTGGTGGCGATGTTAAATATACAACGGATCTTTCGACGTTCACGAACTGTACGAGTGAACCTGCTGGCAACGTTGGCGGTATAGCTACTGACGGTTTCAATGTGTTTGTTGCGTTCGCAAGTCACGGTATCCATAAGGTCACTACTAGTTCTGATGCGTTTAGTTCGTACATTTCGGGTTCGGACACGTTCGTTAATTTGCGTTACGTTAAAGGCCGTTTGATGGCTTCGGAAGATAACGATGTCTATAACTTTACTAGTTCGGGCGGTCCAGGTTCACCGTTGTTTAGTCACGGGAACACAGGGTTTCGTTGGGTTGGTTTCGCTGGCGGTCAGAACCATATCTATATGGGTGGGTTCGCAGGTAATCAGTCGCTTATTTATCGGACAACTATTAAAGCTGATGCTTCGTCTTTGGATACTCCGATTGTTGCTTTGGAGTTACCTGCCGGTGAAGTGATTACAGGTTTGGATTCGTATTTAGATTTCGTTTTGATTGGCACTACGAAAGGTATTCGTGTCGCCACATCGGACACTAACGGTAATCTTGTGTCAGGTCCACTTATCAATATCGGTTCGTCGGTTACTTCGTTTAGTGGTGAAGGCAGATTTGTTTGGTTTAACTGGACTAACTTTGATGCCACTTCGACAGGGTTGGGTCGTTTAGATTTGTCTGTGTTCATTTCAACTAATCAGCCTGCTTATGCTTCTGATCTGATGGTGACAGCGCAAGGTGCTGTCAGTTCGGTTAATACGATCAATAGTCGCCCTGTGTTCGTGGTGGTGGGTTCAGGTATCTATGTTGAACATGCAACTGATCTTGTTCCTTCAGGATATTTGGAGTCAGGTATTTATCGTTGGGGTGTACCTGATGCGAAGTTCATTCCGAAGTGGGATATCAGGTGCAGGCCGTTGAATGGTTCTGTGACGTTATCTATCAAATCTGATGGCGGGTCTTACCACAATTTTCAGGCGTACACGTTGCCTTTAGGTAAAGAAAAAACGTTTAACGGTTTAGAGGACAGAGTGTTCGAAACTGAGGCAAAGATCACTATTGGTAGGTCGGGTACAGATAACACGCTTTGCCCTGAGTTGACTCGTTGGATGGGTCGTGCTTATGCTGCGCCGTTGCGTTCACAAATTTTTTCGGTGCCGCTCATCATGCACCACAAGTTGAGTATTCGTGGCAGAGAGTATTTTCAGGATGTTGATAACGAGATGCGGTTTTTGCGGGATTTGGTGGACACGCCCCGTATTGTCACCTATCAGGAGAACGAGGAGACTTATTCGGTGATTGTGGAGAATGTCCAGTTTGAGGTTTTGGATGACTCAAATATCCATAACCGTTGGGATTGGGAAGGTACCGCTACTGTTATTATGCGTTCAGTAGCGTAGTGTATACTTCAGGAGACTTATGGCAGCAGTAACTAGACGACAATATAAAGGTGCGGCAGCACAGACAACGACTACTAATGCGTTGTCCGTTTCTGACACTTCAGTAACTTTGACGGCGACTACAGGTTGGCCTTCGTCTGCTGGTGTGCCGTTTTATGTGGTGATTGATCCTGGTACTTCGTCTGAGGAGAAATGTTCGGCGACGATTTCTGGTTCTACTTTGACGTTGACTCGTGCGCAGGATGATACGACTGCTTCAACACATGCTTCCGGTGCGACGATCTATCCGGTGTTCACAGCTGATGAAGCTGATGAAGCGAACGAGTTCACGTCGACGATGACTACTCGTGGTGATTTGTTGACAATTAATTCGTCTGTTAATCCTGCCCGTATTGCTATCGGTGCTAATGGTTATGTGCTAACTTCTAATGGTACTGATGCTGCTTGGGCTGCGCCTGCGGCTTCTGGTTTAACTTCGGGTGATGATAGCGCAATCGTTTTAGGTTCACAGATTTTCGGTTAACATAGGAGATAACAATGGCAACATTTACTAAGAAAAAACTGTC